AGCTCTTGCGCCTTGCATTCTTGATATCCATCGTCTTCTTTCTTTTCTCAGTTCTTGATGGGGTGGGTGGACGGGATCAGTTCGTATGAGTCTTCGACGTATGGATCGTCTCCACACCCTTCTCCTGATCTGCCAGGAGGAGGGTGTAGGTCTTTCCCCCGTCCTTGGAGAAGGCTGTACTGTCGCGCTTGTTCTGCCAGATGCCTCCCTCTTCTCCCCAGACATCTGCGCCATGGAAGAACCACTCGTCCGGATCATCTGTGAGATCGCTGAGCGGCTGGAAACTGAGCAAACGGGTCATGACGGGAATCGCCACCGAGGCGGAGCCCCCAGAGTGCCCGAATGCGACAAACGCACGAACAACGTTCAAGTACATCGCAACGATATCCGGCTCTTCGCCGATAATCTCAAGCTCACGCTGGGCGTGCTTGACAAGATTGCTGTCAGTTTCTGTTTCGGTCATGGCTCCTTCCTTTCCTCCGGCTTCGGAGGAGGCTTTGGCTTAGGCTTCTCCTCGACCAGCTCTTCCTTCTCGGCATGGTTTACATGCTCCCAGACAATCGTGAGGAACCCCCGCAGCTCATCGACAGTCATTCCCCACATGAACGCGCGCTCTCGCTCGTTGTAACCTTGTTCCTTGAGCCTGTTATTCATGCGGAGAACCGCAGTGTTCATCTTGTGCCCAAGTGAATCCGGTTCTACCCTATCTTCACTCATCGCTCTCCTTCTCGTCTGGATTGTCCTCAGCAATTTCTACAACAATCACCTTAGTTTGTAGGCTCCATGATTGGTCATGGAGAAACCACCCCTTAAGAACTTCTTCTTCGATCCCTGAGAGTTTTGCGATCTCGGGAATCGTCTCCTCGTCGAGAAGAAAGGCGGTCGCCTTCTTTCCCATTACGTTTGCTCGTCCGGATTGTTCTTGGCAACCTCACCGAGCAGGAGAAACTCTTCCCAGCCCTCTAACTCGATAATCTCGATGTGGTTCAGGTCGCCTTCGGTCTGAGCCTTCTGGAGATGCGTCTTGAGAGCAGTCCAGTCAGGATATGACCCGTGACATGCCGGACAGTAACGAGACTCTCCGATTTCAGTCATTGGCGATCCTCCTCTCGATTCCTTTTCGAACGGATGGCAGAACGTCGTTCATCTCCAAGAGTTCAACAACCTGCTCGAGAGAGACGTAGTACTTCCCGTCGATCCTCTTGGCATTCCAAGCAGGTGCCTTCTCCGGCTTCTTCTCTTCTTTCTTGCTTAAGGAAGTGTCGAACAAATTACCGAAGCCGGCACCCCATCCGCCCTCATTCATTACTCCACCGACTTTCCGTGACTTTCGTAAGACAAATAGCTGATGATCAATTCCTTAGCCATCTTCTCTACTTGCTCCTTGATCAGGTCGAAGTTGTCCGGAGTGGCAGCAAGACCGATCTTGAAGAGATATTCCTCATCTGCCAACAACGGCTGGGGATTACCAACAGGCGGAAAACACCTGAAGATGAACATGTTGAAGTCAATGTCGTACCCGTCTCGATAGACCTTGTGAACTTTGCGATCCATTCCTCGACCACCATCTCGAGCAAACTGCAACGCGTCTTCGTCATCGAAAGCTTCGATCACGACGATATACTTAGTCACCAGAAATCACTCCTTCAGGAATCTTCGGGTACGCAGCACTCATGATGATTACCACGGCCCTGAGAGTCGCCTTGTGAACGATTCTCAAATTCTCGAAGCGCTCATCGGTGACGTTGGTGCCGTACATCGAGACATCGACGTGCTGGTTCTTCAGGAGGCTCTCGATGTCTTCCCCTTCTTCAGGTTTGTTGAACATCAGCTCAGCGGTGATAGCTCCGTCGTCTTCTCGTCGAATATTCGTTGCCTTGCCGAGTGGAAAACGTTGCCAGTCATAGCCCCACGTGAGAGGAACTTCGTCCGGAAACTCAAGAGCCCCCTTGACGATGAACCACTCGTATTGAATAGCATCCTCGAAGCAGATCTCAATGCGCATCAGTTCTCCTTCTTTGCAGGCCACTTAGCCCCGCACTTATCGCATCCTTGATATGGCTTTCGCTCTGCGCTGCATATTCCACACGTCATCAGACACTCATTCCTGCCTTGCGCTCCACCCGAGTGAAGCGAGCGTCCGCTGCGGAAATCCAACCACCAAGAGTCATTCCGTTGGGAAGCTTCGTGCCGAGAACATCAGATGCAGGACCAGGAGGCCCAGGAGGGCCTGGCTCGCCATATCCCATAGGACCAATCGGACCTGGAGGACCTTCAGGACCTCGAGGCCCCTGAACTTCGAGGTTGCGGATGTCCTCGGCTTTCTCCTCGAGCTTCATGTGGTATCCGCCGTAGATTCCGACGATCAGAACGACAAATGACCACAGAGAAACTACCACTGCTGTCCAGAAGAAATTCATAGACGAAGCCTCCCTTCCGAATCCTCGTGCTCTGGATTGATGTGGGCCCACTGCTTGATGCAAGTGGTGCCTTTGCCAAGATCATGATCGAAGTGGACCGGCTCATTGCAGAACCGGCCGAACACAACCCCCTTGTGTATCACTTGCACAACTTCGTCATGTTCCATGTTCAAGAAGACGTCCTCGTCTGAAGCGGCGGGGTACATCTCTTCCTCCTGAGCTACGGGAGCAAAGTTCTTGAGATGCTTATCGATCTCATCCTGAACCCGGTTCTCGAGAGCATCAGAAATATCCTGGAGCTTCTCCATCTGCTCCTTCGTCGGCTCTTTGATTCCGAACTCATTTGCCAACGCCAGGAGCGACCGGAGGGTCGCGTCCCGGACGTTGAATCTGTCAAGATTGAGGTCCATCAGTCCTTACCGCCTTCGAGGACCCAACCGAACATGAAGAGTCCTGTTGCGATCAGCGCAATCCCGAGAACCAATAGTACCCACATCAGACGGCCTTCCCTTCGACCAGATTGCTGACCGTGAGAGAGATGGCTTTCGGTTCGCCATCTTTCTCCCAGGAGCTTCGGAGCATGACATATTCGTCTGTTAGCAGTTCCATCAAAGTTTCGTCGTCGAGCATTCGCTGGAAATAAATGTACTTCTCCGAGTCCTGGTTTGGATTGAGCTCCAGAATCACGCTGCGCATGACCAGGTCTTCTGCCTCTGACGGCTGAATGATCGTCTGGTTGATCACGTGAGGCTTTCTGAGCTGGGGCCATCCGATGAGGATGACCACCACAGCTGCGGACTTTATGAGCGTCCGGACAACACTCGCAGTTCCTTCGTTCACTTCACCACTCCTTCTTGCTTGGGGTTACTCCAACCCTTGACTTGAAACATATCGTCGAGATTCACTCCGGAGAACCACTCCTCGACTGCTTCTTTGACCTCGAATCGCCCTTCGGTGAGGCCCTCCTCGACGAGAGAACTAACCACACTTGTGAGATCGCCGTTGACGACGTAGTCCTCGATCAGCTTGGCAACGATAATGAGTGTCTCTCCCGACTCGAAAGCATTGTTGAGATAGTTCAGCGCCTTTTCGATCGAGTAGGCTCGAACTTGCTGATCAAAATTCGCTCGCCCAAAATTCGCTCGCCCAAAGTCCGCGAAATCGATCACGCTTCACCTCTTGCGTCCTTCTGGAGCTCGTCCCACTTCATGTCGAGCTCATCCTCGATGACCACGACATACATGGTCTTGAGATAAGCAGCAACGCCGTCAGTCTCCTGCGGCGTGCCCTCGAACATCGTGTAGAAGTACGGAACAAATGATAGGTCCACTGTAGCGATGTCCGCATCGTCGAGAAGGCCGATGTTCTCCTGAGTGAGAAGCGTCTCATTGCGAGACTTGTCGCCGATCATCTTGACCCGAGGCGGGTTGACCTTGTAGCCGACCTTGCATTTCAGAACGCAGCGCTCGATCTGGTCCTCATCATCCTCACGAGGCAACTTACACTTGACGTTCCAGCCCTCGGCTCCTAGATCGTCGGCCTCTTTCTTGGTGAGATGGATGTTGAAGTTCCGATCGCCCTCCGAGTTGTACGGCGTCTTGCTCCCACTGAAGTTGGGCCAGAGAATGCGCTCACGAAGCGAATCGTCGTCTTGCACTACAACAACATCTCCACGAGCGATCTTGATCCCGAGGTGCTCGAGAGGGTACTTACCCTTTGACAGTGCCATGCTCAGTTCTCCTTGCCGTTGAGGATGTACTCCTCGATCTTGGCTGCTATGTCGATAAGGCCTCGGCCCATGTCAGACACCGAGCTACGAGCGATGTTGGCCTGAGCCACCGATTCCAAACGAATGCGCTGTTCTGGCGTGAGCTTGTCTTCGATCATCACTTCTCCTTGTGGTCAGATTTGAAAGAACCGACAAACTTCTGTCGTCGGTTCCGCTTGCTTCCCGCTGCCTTGCGACGCGAGATGGATCGGTTTGTCAGTGCTCGCAAACGAAATGGCTTGCGCGGCCTCTCGGCCATGACTTCTCCTTCTTGAAGATCTCCTTGAGGAGCTCTCGATTCTTGTCCTGACGATCCTTGGCGGATTCTTGGCGGCGAAGCTTGGCTTCTCGTCCGTTTCGCTTGTGAGGCTTCATCAGTTCTTCTTTCCGTTGATCTTCTTCCTAGCCTGCTTCGGAAGGGGCTTGTGAGTCGGCTTCTTAGCAACTCCGTTTTTCTGGGCGAGTTCCTTGGACTTCTCGATCTTCTTCTTTTTGAGTTCCTCCTGAGCTCGCTTAGCCTCCTCTTCGCGCTGGTTGCGTGCCTTGTTCAAAACATCGAGATTGCCTTCCTTCACCGTCGTCATGAACATCTCCCTCTTTTCGAGAGCGCGCTGGTGCTTGATCTTGCGGGCAGTCATCTCAGTTCTCCTTAGTTTTCTCTTGAAATGGATCCATCGGGCCAAACAATCATCAGAGTTGTGTTTGTCTTTCTCGCATAACGAATCGTCGCCCAGGTTCCAGAACCTCGAAACTGTTCTGTTGTTTCGCCTGGAGTGGCGATCATGAGATCGACAGAATCCACAATGATCTTGTTTCGAACTAGAGGCGGCAACTCCTCGTAATCAACGTCGCACTCACTGTAAGCTCGCTGATTCGAGAGGTTACAGGGGTGTGAGTGAATGTACACTCCAGGAAAAGTTGAAACCACGTCGCGAGCCTCCGCGTCAGCTCCAATACAATCCCCGTCATGCCACTCTCTCACGCCCAGATCTTTCCGCCAATTCTCTTCAAGAATATGCTGAAGAGCATCGTCCTGCTGGTGGGTCATGCCACGTCTTGTACCGGTGAACCCAATTTTCATACTTCTTGCTCCTTCTAGCTAGTGAATTCCTCGACCGGGACAAACGCCTCGATCGTCTTCTTGGCTGCGTCCATCAGTTTGTCGAAATATCTGTAGTCAATGTACTCGTCCGAGAACTCTCCAAGAGTCTTAGCGAGCTCGGCCTCGATCCACAAATACCCCTTCGTGCCTGTAACGCTGAAGAGCTTGTCCTCCTCGCTACAGCGATAAAGAACCCCGGCCCCGCGAGTTCCTTCCTTCACCGGATAGAACAGTCCGCTCTTTCCGATGTACCGCATGCCTTCCTTTACGGGAGGAGGCTTGTCGTACTCAAGATCCAAGTACATGACACCCTTCGTGACCTGCTTAGCCTGAGCCAGATCACGAAGGTTAGTAATTTCTCCAGAGAAGAGATTCTTGAAGATCCAGGGCTCCTGGAACTGAGCGCCGGTTGCAGTCCACTGTCCTGCCATAGCAGGGTCATCAGCCTTCCACTTGTATCGGCCCACATAAACGGCGTCGTTCGCTAGAAGCAGCTTGTCGAACGTGGCTTCATGCTCGAACGTGTAACCGTACTTCTCGCCATATAACATGACCTCACGGATGATAAAGTCATCGGCATTCGGAATCTTCACCGAGTCCGTCTTGATGTGAGCTACAGTGTAACCCAGGCTCTGGATGTGGTGCTTCAGATCGATCATGAACAGAGCACCGCGCTTCGCCACGATGTTATCTCTGTTACGATCGTCCTTGAATTTGTTTGGGAACCGTGCTGCAGTCAGCCCGTACACAATGTTGATAACGATCTTCAGAGCATCAGACAGAGCCTTCAGCTCAGGCTTCTCACCACCAAGAAACGGCTTGAGTCTCCCATCGAGGAGTTTAGCGGCACGATTGAGGTCGCCACCCTTGATGGCAAGTCGGGCATCGACAAGATCGTTGAACTGCTTGGTGTAAGGACCGAAGAGGTTGAGGACTCGAATCGACGTCGGATGCATAGAAGCAACGTCCAAAAGAGCAGCATCCTCATAGTAGCCGGGCTCGGCGTATACGTAACCGCCCTCACCCGGGTCTTCGTCTCGATAGACAGACTTACCTTGATCGTAGGCATAACCCTTGAACTCCTTACCCAAGTCCGTGTAAACGAAACTTGCTTGCGGGTTGCGGTCATCCCCGAAGATGATCTTTGCAGTATGAGCTTGGGTTGTGTGATTGACACTTAGCCCACTCAACTCGGCAAGGATCTGTCGAGCTTTGAAGTCACCTTCTCGATCGTCTGCTACCTCATCCGTGGTTTGGACGTCATTCCTGCAGTACTTCAGAATCTCAGGAATCTGCTCTTCTCGAACATCCTTATCCCAAGGAATGTTGCTCTCCATGTGGCGCAGTCCCAAATCGATCTGGAACTTCTTAAGAGACTTCTTGATGCTGCTATAGTCCCAAATATCCGCGTAGGAAAGGTTGTACGCCTCTCCAAAGAGCGCGTCGTTTCTGTTACCCACGATGATCTTCTGAGTCAGATCGAACAACTGCTTGTTGGAATATCCGAGCATACGTGCGTACAGGATGTGGTTATCGAAGCGTCGGTTGTAGAACCCGATGAGCCGATAGGTGGAAACCAACTCCTCAATTTGCTGAGGAGTCGGATTGACCATGTCAGTGATCGTGCTTTCGTGTGCGCCACGAAGTTTCCAGCACACCACAAACAGATTCGGATAGACCTCAACGTCGTAAACGGCGATCGGCTTCTCCGGCTGATCCTGCATGAGAGCATCCTCATCGACCAGTTCCGACTTCCAGTGGATCTTCATCACAACGTTTAGCGCCGCCGAAGACTGATTCGACGACTGGTTCGCGAAAGAGATGATTCGAGGCTTGAGGTCTGTAACGTCGTACGACATTCCAGAATCGTAAGCCTCGTCTGTCACCTTCTGGATGAAGTCCACATTCGACTTCGTGTGCGGATGAACTCGTTTCCTGAGAGCTCCCTCAATGAGGTTCCTCAAGTGACGCTCATCCTGAACGATCTTCTCCGCTAACACACGTTTCTCCTTGAGCGGGAGGGCTCCTTCTCGCAACGTACTGATTGGGATGTTGTTACACCGAGTAAGGCGACGTCGGAGAGAGGAGTTTCCATCAAAGGATTTGACCTCGATTCCGCGAGAGTGAGTAAGGGACAGTTCCGACACGTCTCCATCGTAGAGATAGTGAAGGTGCACCCCATTTCCACCTTGAGAAAGTTCACCATATGTCGCAGGCCAATTGGACGCCGCTTCGAGATTTCTCTCAAGCGACTTGTTTCCGGACTCGTCCGTGATGTCGAAGTCGATGACGATGTGGTTCTTGGGTACCTTGACATAATGAAGTTCGGAAGTATCGAGATCGACCAGTATTGTGCTGGCGTTTTCCCACTTGTACTTCGGACGCCAAAGTTGCTTTTCGTCATCGAAGACTGCTTGTTGAGCCGAACAGTCAGCCAAGACTTCGTCGAGAAGACTCTCCTCGAGATCCAAGACCAAACTGTATGCATGCGCCCCCTTGATAGGAGCCTTGAAAGGATGAGCGTTGAAGCCAGTGTAAAGACTCCTAACGTCAGCGTTATTGAACCGTCCACGGTCTTTGTACTCCTTGAAGTAACTCTTCAACTCTTCACGGATCTCATACATGGGGCGCACCTTCTCGATGTTTGCCTCGCTGCAGTATTGCTTATAGAGTTGGTACGCCTGAGAGAGCGTCGTACCATCCTGCTGCTTGAAGACATCCCAGTTGTACTCGATGTAGTTGAAGAACACGTTAGTCTGGAGCATCATTTGATTCGGACGATATCCAGAGTAGTACGCCTTCCCCATCTCGCGATAAACCTTAAGACAATGCGCAGCAATCGCGCCCAACTCAAAGTCTATTTGTGCCATGAGAGCGTGGTAGTGGTTTTCTGGCAGGTTCACACCGGTCGGGTTGATGTCGATCATTCGTCGAAGAAGACCCGACTTAGACGACGTGATTTTGACCGGTTCGTTGGTGCCGACAAGCAAGAAAGCGTTTACCCTACTTGAGTGAGTGGGCTTGTACTTCTCGTTCATCAGCATCTTTTCGTGTGAGACGATTGAGTTGATCTTAGTATTATCGCTTACGCGACTAAGATCTGCATCCTGCTGAATCGCTACGAGAGGGTTCTTTCCGAACGCTTCGGTTGCGAACTGAGCGTTACTGTTCCCCAGAGCCTTGGCATCGAACGAAGTGGTGTATCCATGGAACAATCTCTCGATGATATCGAGAACCGTCCCCTTACCAGATCCTGGAGGACCGTAGAACACACCAAACTTTTGAATGTACTTGCTGTCACCAGCAACAATACATCCAATAATCCACTCAATTTTCGCACGCTCTTCCACAGAATAAAGAGTGCCAAGCAGCTCATCGTAAGCAGGACAATCTCCAGAAACAAGAGCGTAAGGAAGACGGTGTGAGACATAATCCTCCTTCTTGACGTCTGTGTTTAGGAATGTGAGGGTGCTGTTCAGTTCATGACTGTTGTCGCTAAGAAGGCTGATGAAATTCCGGAATGCCCTCCAACTTCCGTTGGCCGAGGAGCGAAGATACTTGACCGAGAACGGTGCTGAGATATCCAGATTGTCCGCGTACTTCTTCAACTCAGCATCAACGAGCCGCTGTACATCGTATTCGTCTGTGCTCCACAGACCCTTCTCCTCATCCCAGATAGCATAGAATTGCTTCCCCTTGACCATCAGATCCGTGAATCTGTTGACCTGGAAGTCTGGGATGATGTCGTATTCACCCTTTCGCGGTCCGCTCTTTACTTCGCTAAGAACAATCTTGAAGAAATCCATCTCACCTCCCTTCTAGCTCATCTCAAGAATGTAAGACTCCATCTGGAACCAAAGTTCCACGTCTCTCTGATCTTCTCGAGGCTCTTGGAGCGGGAACAGCCCGCCGTTTCCGTCATAGCTGTACTGTCTCCAGACCAACCTCTCAATGATCTCGTCCACACGGTTACGGTGGTATCGACTATTCGAATATCGGGCAAGACCCAAGTTGTTGATGAGATGCCAGAACCACTCGCCCACCTCTCCTTCGGCTGTGAAAGAGAGATGGCGAGCAACCCCGACCAACATTTCCAGCACTGAGCAACCCAACTCCATCCAATGATGGGTTGGACGCATGCGTCCAGATCGAACAAATTCCTTTCGGAGAGCTAATCCATCCGCACAACGGTTATCGTCATTCGGAACAAGCATCACAAACTCTCGCTCAAAGAGATGTTTCAACAGACGATCGTGCTGAATTCCCTGCTCTTGAGGCCCTACCAGGTCTTGTAGCCACTCCAGGTAGGCGGCATCAAGCTGTTCACTCATCGTGCAGACGGAACTTTCTTGATTGCGAATGCTTCAGATGTGGCTGATCTTCGTCAAGACCCATGACCTCATCCGTGTAACGACCGGTAGACCTTGTGATGTAGAGGTCAAGGGGTGGGTCCAACGTTTCATTGCGGACGAACAGCGAGTGCTCATCGCCTGACCCGTAACCGAAACGAAGGAGATTGTCGTCTCCCACCACTCGCTCAGTATCCATGATCGGGTTGTACTCGTCTTGATCGTCGACCAGGACTTGATCGCCATCGTAGTACGTGAAGCGCTTCTGCTCGTGATCGGGTTCATTTTCGTAGTACTCGCTCTTCGTGATGATGTACGGCTCAGATGGGTCTCGATCGGCCATGAGTGCGTCCATAACCTCATCGCCAGGTGCCTGATAATCCGCGAAGGCGTTTCGTGTCGTGGGTTCTCGCTTCTCCACGCCTTCATGATCTTCAGCAGGAGGAACATAGGTGCCCATCGCCTTCATGGCATTGGTCATGAGCCGATCCTGGACAACCTCTTCCAACTCATCCCAGGTGCCTGCAGGAGCTTCTTCGTCTCCATCATCGTCATCTTCTTCGCTCTCGGGTTCAGGGTGAAGTACCAACGGAGAACGGGAATACATGCGTTGATAGAGAACGCGTGCTTCCGCGATCTCTCTGTCAGCCAGCTCCCTGTACTTCTTCTCCAGGATCTTGGAGGCCACTACATACCCCACAGAGGCCCCTACGCCTGCTGCAACCGTCAGGCCAGAGGGCACAAGAAGCTTGAGATTGACTGTCTCCGTCTTCGCTAGCCACTTCATCGGCTCATCTTTGCGTCGTCAAGCATGTGATAAACCAGGCCAGCGCAATTGAAGTCGAGCATGATCGACCGCTGCGCGTTGTACATCTCCGTCCACTTGATCTCGACGAAGTCGTCGCTCTGATCGGATGGAATGATCCATCCAACGAGCTGGCCGTTCTGAGTGACAGGAATGTCAAACGCCTTGTAGACATCATTCAGGAACAAATATCCATCAGCACGAAGCTTGTCCGTGAGGAAATCTTCCTGAAGTTTGATGTAGTGGATGTTGTACTCGGGAAGATGTTGGAAGGTGCTACTCCTCTCGTCCCAAAGCACAGCGTACGGACCGGTCTCGGTGGGCCTTTGGACCGTGGTCTTCTTCGTGCCCTTTCCTGTCGTCTCGGTCAGCTCAATGGGAGTCGAAGCATAGTAAACATCCTTCTCCCTTTCCTCCCCGATCTCCTTGCGAACTCGAGCACGATAACCATCCAGAAACTGCTGGAGGGAGACATATGCTCCTGTCAGGGCAGCATTGCGCTGAGTGAGCTGACGGTGAGACTTGGTCAGACAGAAGATTGACACCGAACCGAGGATAACCGACGGCGCGTACAGCTTGGTCACCTCGACCGCACTGTTAAGCATGATGTGAGCCCTCTGCTGTCGGGCTTCCTCCTGGTCGACCTGCTTCCGCGACTGAATAACGTCAACGTTGATCAGGTCTTTCTTCATGTGGTCCACGACAGGCTGTGCCTTGAGCGTGGCTCGGCAAGCAAGCACGGTCGCAGTGACCGCACCAGTCACGCCAGCGATGAAGAGAATCGTCGGCGAGTTCTTCTGGGTCTTGAGAACCGTTCGGCCCACTGCACGAGTGACGGCCTGCGGCACATACTTCATCGCTTCTCCTTGTGAAGAGTTCGAGGGCTCTTGGAGGGAACCCCGTTATAGATCTTGGTAGCTCGAACATTGCAAATTCCGGCGTAGTATCCCTCGTGCGAGTCCATACGTAAATGGAAACAGGGAATTCCCACCGGAGCAGAATGGCGCTCGCAATTCGTCTCCGCAAGAACCTCGCGGATCTTTAGAGTGAAGTCCATTACTTTGCTTGGCACGAACTTGAGTCGAGACATATTCGCTCCTACTTGCTGCTAAGACGGATAGGATCGGGAAGATCGAGGTAGTAAGACCCCTTGGATGAAACAACATGGGCCTCGCCGAGTTCTTCCCAACCGAGTCCAAAGTCGACGTGGGTAGGAGTGATTTGTACCATTCTCTTGAAATCGGCCATTGTGCACTGATCGAACTGATCGATCAGAAGGTTCATCTGGTTCAGAACCTCTTGTGCTTCGACACGAGAATCGAGCTCGACAACACTCGTGTCACCATCGCGAAGCGCATCATCACGCTGCCGACTGTCTGATCCGCGGCCGAGAGCCCTGTCGGGGTTGTGTTTGCTGATGTTGTGGCCTCGATATGATCCGCCGTAACGGCTACGACTGCGTCCAGCCGTAGAATATCCGCCAAACAGCGCGTCGATGCCGTTGTGAACCGCGTCTGCGAAGTTGTCTCGCAGATTGGGGAAGAAGGTGTCCCAGATCATGCTCGTCCACACGCTCCGAGCATCACCTTGGAATATCGTCTCCTTGAGCCTTCGACCTGCTGGCGCGGCGCGAACTCTTCCGGGATTCGTTGTCACCGGCTCAACAACTCGCGGCTCACGACTCTTGTGGCTCTGAGATGGGAACTCAGTCATGCTTTCTCCTTGGACAGAAACTGAGAACCTGTGTTAGGTTCTCAGCGAATGGGTGTTACGAAGTCTCGTCCTTCTCTTCGTTCTTCGGTGGGAAGTACTTCTCTTCAATCTCGTCGAGGGCTTGCGCCTCTGCCTTGATGATCATTCCGATCACGGCAGCAGTGACAGCGCCAATCGACAACTTGATGATCAGCATCTTCGTCTTGTTGCGAAGCATGAAGATCTCCTTTCGGTCTCATTAAAGACCGGGTATTTCGTGCGAAAAAGGATAGAGCTCTATTTCTAGAGCTCTATCGGATGAACTACTTGGTCTTGGCCGTCTTCTTGTCGGACTTGACGCGACGGTCGACTTCCTTCTTCCAGGCCTTGGAGTTGCGGCTGTTCGCGCGTGCGTTGAGGAGCTTCGCGGCTCCGGAGAGCGCAGTCGCTCCTGCGAGCAAGCACAGAGCAGTGTTTTCCTCCCAGGCCTTCTTGACGTCAGCCTTGATCTTGTCCGCATTCAAGTTGATGTTCATGGCGGTACCTTTCTAAAGTGGGTTCATTAAAGGCTGTGTTTCATTTGCGAGGCGGGAAGTACGGCGAGACCCCAATCCAGCCAGTGAACTCCCCGCCTCGCAAATATCCGACCGATTACTCGGCCGTCCCCCCGGGCTCTTCGGCACCCTCGGCCATCTTACGACGCTGACGGATGTTTAGAAGCATGGTCGGGATGTTCTTTCCCTGCCGCGCTTCTGCGTAAAGCGTTTCAAACTCGTTCCGATTCATCTCGAGAAGCTGATCAGGGGTGTAATCCGACCAAGCCTTCTTGAGCGGCTCCTCCTTCTGCGGAAGGCTCTCAATTGACGGGATGCCGTCATCACCTGGAGCGATCGGTGCATACTCAGTACCCTTCAAACGAGAGTCATAATCGGGAACCTCCTCTACCGATCGAAGATCTGCACGCTGGCTTTTCTCGTAGTCCTTCTGCACCACCTCAGGCCAAATCTTAGTCATGAAGTGGTTCGCACGATCGGTGTCCTCGAATAGATACAACACGAAAGCATTGAAGGCCCCGGTCGAAACGAACCGGCGCCAAATATCCCCGCTTCCGTGCGGATCGTCCTTGTTGAACTCCTCACCATCAGGGCCTTGCTCACGAACGCCGTAGGAGTGCTTGATGAGCGTCTGGACGATATCGAGCATCTCACGCTTCTCAGGAGGAGTCAGCTCGCGCAGAAGGGTCTTGTCGTCACCGATGACCTCGTCCTGAAAGCGCTGCAGACGCTCCTTAAGAACCTCCAGCTCCATGTCGTGGCTGACCTCGAACTCGTTGAGGTCGAAGTAGAGAGTCCGTGAAACGGGCTGCCCACTGGGACTCTTGAACGAGAGAAACTGCTTGATCATTGTTTTCCTTTCAGAACAGCGCTTCTGCGCCGTGCGTGAGATTCTTAGTTTGGATGATTTCGCCGCCGACTTCAGAGATCATGCCGGAGTGCCACCGTTTATACACGGCCTCCGCATCCTCAAGAAATGTCGTCTGTGCAATCTCCGTGAATGAATGGTCGGGCAGCTGCCGAAAGACCCGGTAGCGAAACATACTTCTCCTTTAGACAAAGAGAAAGACCTAGTAGTGTGGGGACTACCAGGCCTCTCGGCTTGGGGAACTGTTCAGTTGTCGGTGGAGTCGTCGGACTCGACGTGGACGTCCGCGGACACCGAGCCGCTCGCGTTGAGCCGCTTCTTCAACCACAGGACGCCGGCAGCAGCTCCGCCGATGATGGCGGCGCGCTTGGCGTTCTTGCGGGTGAAGACTCGGTCCTTCAGCGAGGTGGTCTCGGGGGTCTCGGGGACGGTCTGGTCGTTGGTCTCGGTCATGATTCCTTCTTTCTTGAGGAACAGGTTTCCGTTCATTATGAGCGATGTAATTCCTGCGATCTAATCGCAGTTCCATTCACACGGGGGCTCAAATATCCAGTCGAGCGGATGCCGAGACCCCCTTTCTAGAAACCCGGCTTCGGCTGCTGTCTGAACTTGATTTCCGTCACGGCCATTCCGTTGTCCAACAACACCGGCGAGAACACGACATCAAGCGCCTCTCCCGATGCCCATCCGAGGATGTGTCCGACACCCGTTGGATCGAGCCCAAGCTCGTCGTAAAAGGTGTTCAAGGACGCACCGCGCTGGTTGTTGGCCTCGAAATTCACGAAGTTCATGGCCTTCTTAACCGATTCCTGTGTTGAGAGGAAGTAGCGGCCCGAAGAATTGTCCTTGAACCACGACAGGCCCTCATTGGTAACAGCCCCCGGCGGAATGAACTCCCGATCGATCTTGTTTCGGGCAATCGAGTTGTCGATTTCATCCAGCTTCTTGAATCCGAGCTGCTCGGCAGCCTTGTCGCGGAACTCGTCGAAGTCTCCCGAGAGCAATCCGTATGCAGCGGCCAGTGCAGCGTATCGACGCGCCTGGACACGATTTGCAGCTACGATGCAGCCGACGGCCATTACCCCTGTCGCTGCAGCGGGGATGTAGAGTTTCCAGACCTTCTCGAAACGATCCTTGTTGTTGAGTTGGAAAGACTGCTCGTCGTTTTCAACCTTTCCCACGATTTCTTCATGCTGGATTTGCTGTGCAGCCTTCCAGGTTGCTTTGCCTGTGAGATAGACCGTCACGCCAGCGCCAGCAATCCCCAGGATGGTGAGGATCTGAGGCGATTCCTTGGTGACGAACTTCCCGAGGTCCTTGGTGATGTGCTTGAGGTTCACTCGTAATCCTCGTCTTCATTGTTGAAGTCTTGCACGAACTGCTTTACCGGTGGGTAAAGCACGATGAAGGCGATCCCGAGAATCGCCAACCATTGAAATATCTCGTTGATCATCCCTTCCCTCGAATCGTTTTCTCCATGTCCTCAGGACATATTTCACCATCATCACCGCTGTACCAACCCATTGCTGAGCCAGTCACTACCTGCAGAGGAGAATAATCGTAAGCATCCATAGGATGCTCAGATCCGACTCCACCCAGTGTTCGTTCACGTTGACACATAACACACTTCGGAATCATCGTCTTACCTCTCTAATGATCCACCAAATGGCCCAGATACCCCAGGTCATGAACGTCAGCGTCAAGTCGCCGACGAGATTTGAAAGGCCGTACCCACGAGGCTTCTTCGGGGGTCTCGGCTTGTACTCAATCCAAGCAACCTCCATGGTTCTTCCTTTCAGAGGTCAGCGACAGCCTTTTTGAGAGCTCCGATCTTGCTCTCAGCCGTCTGGGTAGCTTCGGTAACCATTGCCCGAGCTCGCTTAGCTCCGACCAGGATCACCACAAGTATGGTTGCGGATACTGCCAAACTGGCAGACCCAACAATGAGCGACGCGAGTTGCATGACTTCTCCTAGAGCGTGTGCCAGATGAACTTGGCATTCTTAAGGACGATCCATCCACCTTCGCTGTCTGAGGTGAACGAGAAGTCCATCCTCTCTCCGAAGTTGTTCCAGCCGAGAAGCTGTCCCTCGGGAGTGCGCGGACTTCCAAGATAGTCCAGAACTTCGTTGACAAACAAAGAATCCCGAGCCATGCACTTGTCTTGCATGAAACTCATGACATGTCTCACGAAGAAATGATTGTACTCCTGCTGGTTGTGCCAGTTGGGATTCGTCTTGTCGAAGACGACTCGAATCTCCGTGTCCGGATCGATCTTGTTGTACCTGTCGAACTGTGTCTTCTCCATGGTGAATCTCCTTAGCTCTTCTAGCGATGGACAGAAAATATAAGAGAAGCTGTTCGTACCCGTATAGGGTGATCAGGGTAGACTACTACCGTCTTCTCATTAGAGGGGTTGTATTTCTTGCGACGAAGAAATAAAGTGAGAAGAGGTACAACGTCCAACTAAAACGTTGTCGTTAAGCAGCTGTTTGGTCCGTGCTGCCACGCCAGCCAGGATTCGAACCTGGACATTAGTGTCTTGGCAACCCTTTCGGGTCCTCTTCTCATTACAGCACCTGTTTTTCCTGCGACGGACAAATAGAGAGCCCTTGTTACGGGGCTCTCTAGGAAGACTACATGTCTCTGGTGACTTGCTCCCAGAACTTGGCGGTGTCGAGCTTCTTGTCCAGGCCGGCGGTGAGTTGGCCCATCTTTTCTATCCATTCGAGCTGTCGTTCGTGTTGGAGTTTAGCTTCTTCAGCTTTGTCCCAACCCTTGATGATGTCGAGTGTCTTGAGGATGACGAGTCCAGTCCACGCGGCGGTGGCTAAACCAGCTAGCAGTGCGATCTGCTTTTTGTTCATGATTGTGTCTCCTTAATGTGGGGTCTTCATTATAGGAAAGGAATAACCAGCGACAAAGAGAAAGCCGATGTACTGGCTTCCTCCCTGAATCTACTTGAAGAGAGCGTGCTTGGTCTTCTTGGTCGTCTTCGTGAACGCTCTCGCGAGCTTGCTGATGACGAGGTACGGGATGTACAACAGCATCAGCGCGAACGCGATCTGGAACATGAGAAAGACGAATTGGAAAGCATCCATGGGGTCTCCTTCGGTTTGGGTATTCATTATAGGACTGGAATATCCCGCGACAAAAGAAGTAGAGCTCTTGTTACGGGGCTCTACTGGATGATCAGTTCTCGGGGTCGGGAACGATCTCAAGATCAGGTTTCTTGGTCTTCTTTCCTTTCCAGTCGACGTACGATCCGACTGCGAACACGGCAACCAGCAATCCTGCTTCGATACCGATGATGGTACGATTGAGGTTGCGGTTGACCTTGCGCATGTGGATGACGTCAGGACAGGTGTAGACGTGTCGCTTGAGCATGGGGTCTCCTTTGTTGGGATCTGTCGTTATAGGCGATGTAAATATAGCGAAAAGCAGACCCAATGAAGGGTCTGCTAGGCCTTACTTGGCGAGGCCTTCCATCCACTTGAGGTTCTCGAGTCGAGCTTCCCAGTGGGATGCGTTCTCTTCAGCCAGCCGAAGAGCAGTCCGTTCGTACAGAGCGAGGTGGGTCTGCATCTGCTCGATGAGGGAGATGACGAGGGGTTCGTCGTCATACTTCGATCGGAGCCGAGCAGCCTGTTCGCACAGTGCTACGGAATGGTCGTGGGCCAACATCAGAAACTGCATCTCCATTGAGATGATCTCAGTGTTCTCTTCTTCAAGATTGGACATGGTGGTTCTCCTTTGGTTGGGGTCATTATAGCCCTAGAATATCCTGCGAAAAGCCATAGTCCATGTAGGACTACAGCTCTTGAGCTACACCCTTTTTCAAGGCGAGGACGAACGGCTGCCAGCCTTTGATATCGAATCTCTCGGCCAGCTCTCGCTCAGTCACGATCTCGTTCGGAACATTGCTGTCCAACACCGCGTCGAAGACAAGATATGTAGTCTTCTTCTCGATGTCGGGCGTAACGCCTCCGTTCAGGAAAGTGATGAGGGGGAGCTGGGACTTTTGAATCTTGATGGCGTACATTTCCATGTTGTTCTCCTTTGTTGGTGGTGCTCATTAAAGGCTATGTACGTATTGCGACGCAAAAATATAGAGCCCCTGTAGATTTCGCTACAGGGGTCCTATATCGTCCGTTTGTGGTGACTCAGCGGAGTTTGCCGACTTGGCTCATTGCTTTCGATCCGATCACGTGGCTGTGTTCGTACGCGACGATGATGATGATGCCGAGGAGGTTGCCTCCTACGATGAGCAGGGTGTCGGGATTGAACCCTCTCTTGGAGTGTTTCTCCTTGAGCTTGTACAATCTCTCCAGCCTGTTCAGACAGGTTGCATATTCCTCGGAATCACCACTCATCGATCGCATGTCGTCTTCGAGCATCTGGATCGTCTGGTCAAGACTCTGAGCTTCGTCCGAGCGTTTGCTCAGCACTGGGGTCTCCTTTCATTGGGATTCATTATAGACCATGAATCCCTCGCGACCCCGGTCAGACGTCGACCTCTTCGGTTCTGACATTCAGAGTGACGTTCTGACCGTCCTTGAGAGTGCCTGGATGGTCATTCCAGTCAACGCTCTGATAGACCTCTCCATCCTTCACGTCCTTGTGGAGCACCAAGTCCCCAGCGCCCTCGTAGCTGGCTGCCTGACGGCTCAGAAACAGCCCTAGGAACGCCGCAACTGCCGCGATGGTTCCGGCCACTGCCGTCGGCTCCGGAAGGCTCCAGAGCTGCGCAAGGCCCACGTAAAGGGCCGCTAGGCCTGGCAGAACGATTTGCACAAGGAACTTGAGCTTATCGTAGGCAGAATTACTGAGATTCACGTTGGTTCTCCTCTGGTGGCTTTATGCCAAGTCGTTGTTCTAGATGCGCGACACGAAGCCTCAAAGCCAAGATCTGAGCATCCTTCTCATCGAGTTTCTCGCTGAGGTCTTGAATCTCTTCTTCTTGGTGCGCGATCTTTTGATCCTGTCTAGATATGGTGTCGATGTCGAACTTCCTCGCACGCTCGTAGGCCTGCTCCAGTCTCTTACCTTCGACTGAAGTTGTTGTGTTTTTGGTTGACGCATTGGCCGATGCTCTCGCGGCGCCATATGCCGAAGCGGCACCTACAATCGCAGCGATCACACTCCCGATGACGGTGATCACAACAGAATCCATGTTTACACCGTCTTAGATTCTATTGCTTCAACTCTAGGTGGGTTAACCAAACCGCTAACTCCCCACCATACGAAAGCAAGTAGCCCCCAAATAAAAGAACCTCGAAGGTTTGAAACCGGAGCGAGATCGAACAGAACGCCAACACCATAGAAAGTGGCCCAAGTTGCAGAGAGACCAGTCAGAACCACGTAGCCCCATGTTGTGGAAATTGCGGGCCATCGCGACGATATGACTGCCAGCCAACCAGCAAACATGAATATGATTCCCCACACGTCCATTCCCCACCAAGACAGAGCAACGTGAAGAGCACGCTCATTCGCGGCCGTGATTTCCGTTGTGTAGAACGAGACACCAATGGCTATGTAGACCAAGCCCGCGATGAGAAGGACAAAGCTGTGTCTTTCCCATGGACGAAGTGATTTCCATGGATGTAGATGCGGATACAAATGTTGCATGCCTCCTCCTTTCTAAGAAAGCCTTGACGACAACGTCGGATATCCAACCTCGCCGTTTTCGTCCTGTGTGCGAATGAATTCAGTCACATACTCGTTCGACGATCCATATCGTCCTTGCACCTTAACGCGATCCCCAAGCCGGTAGTCCACGTTATACTTGAAATTGATGAAAGGAGAGATCTGAGCGTCGACAGTACGAATTCGACTGCCTTCTTTTCGCACAGCCCTTAGACCTTTGTCTTCAAGACCTTCCTCAAAGTCATCAGCATCTTCAGCGGTCTCTTTCGTGCCTCCGTCTACGAATGTGTCTCGACGGTTCCACCCAGTATTCGTACCAGGAAGTTCGTCTGGATCGGTGTAGTAGTGGTTGCGAGGATCGCCCACAACGTACGCACCGGTTTTCAAATTTTCACTCGAGAAGAGGTATTTGGGGTTGTCCAAGTGTCCGGCTTTCCAGCTAAAGACAACCGAATCTGTCAAGTCGCGCCCCTTGTAGATATCAAATCTACAATTGGTGATGTTGGTCTCGGCAGTGGTACTGAACGCACCTCCGCTACCAAAGTTCACTTTGCGACCGTTAGTCCCATTCGGACGAATAATCCGAATGCCCAATTTTCCTGAAGCCAGGAATGTCATCAACTGATCGTAGATGATGCCATTCTCTATCTTCCTTGCCTTGACTGCTCCGTCGTCCGTTCCGGCAGGCATCGATACCGTGCAGATCACGTGAGGAATTGAGTTCCCTGCAGGGTACGTTGAGGTTACCCGTAGAACATCATCCCCAGTGTCGTTGACCACAGCAGTCCACACCAATGCCGCACAAGCCTGCTTGATGGTGTATTTGGTTTGCATTTTGACGGATTTGCCGTATGGAGCGTTCTTCCAGACTCGGTTCATCAGGAAGGCATCGATCGTCCTCCCCTTTATCGTCAGTTGAGGGACCCCATCGGCATTCTCTTGGATTTCGTGGGTGTCAACCATCATCACTTCGTTGCTGTCGAGCAGTGTGCAAAGACTACGTTCTGGCAAAAGCTCCCTGGTGTAGTCAATGTCTTCAGTGTGCAGCTCGAAGTCTCCGTACGGCTGAAAACGCTCCGTCCATATAAGACTTCGGTAACCCTCGACTAACTCCTTGACTGAGAAGTCGTTCCGGTTCATCGTGAGAAGATCCATCAGACCCCCCAGTACTGCGCAGTGAACGTCAAGGGGCCCTTCCACTGCCACTTGGTAGTCCCTGGAGGAACCTTGAAGTGGTTATAGCCTGGGTGGAGGGTAATCCACTCCGAGTCGGCTCGAAGAATGCCCATCTTGTTCTGAACAGTTCCTTGCTTCTTGTTCCAGTGGATGTATCTCTTACCAGGGATTGTCGATACGGCCAAAATGTCTCCGACAGCAAAAGCTTTGTCGAACGTCATTCCAATTGAGTCATCCTCGGCAACACGGAGATACCAATGCTGCATAGTGTCTGTGAACTTCACAGCAAACTGAAAACCAGTGTCCGCGGTTCCAGGGTTGTAGACATTGGGATTCGTTTCGCTGAGAGCCGTTGCTGGATAAGACGTTGTCGCCGGCTCCCGAAACTTGTCATGAAGCGTTCGAAACGTGAGTTGAACTGCCGGTTCCTTGACAAACAACGCCGACTCAAATTTCGAACAGTACGCTTCTACCGTAGCGAAGAGTACTCCTCCCGCCATGAGATCGATCCAGACCTTGGGGTCATAACCCGTCCGAAGCATTGTGTAGAGGTTGTTTCGAAGATTCTTCACGTCACCATGAAGCATGATCAAAGCCACGACATCGCGGTCTTCCGATTGGATTCCTTGGAACTTCCCCCCGGAGCCAGTTTTGGCGATCGCCACGGTCTGGTCCGGGGGGTCAATCCCGTCGATGTTCTTCACCACGTACGGATCGGAATCCGTAGAGTAGGGGGTGAAGGGCAAGTTCACTACGTCAAGCCCCCGAAGCCGGATCGAAGTGATCACCGGCGTTCTCAACAGTACTGTCATTAGCCCTTCACCTCCCTAAATAGCGCGAACTGGGACTTTGTTCCACGGTAGATCTCAACCTTGTTCACCGGTTTCGGTGAGTTGATGGTTTGGTTGAAGTTGTAAGTCTCGTTGATCGAGGCCACAGCGTCAGCCCTTCGACGTCCTTCGATTCCTGAAATATCCGAAGCCTTGCGCCCGGACAGCCCAGTGTTGATCGTGTGCCTTCCGGACAGATGCCCACTGATCGCCGTAGCGTCCTTCTCGAGCTGAGTCAGGTCCAGAACAGGCGCAATAGTAGGACGAATATCCCGGAGGCTATCGCCCATCTTGCGCGAGTTGTTGAATGCGTATCGCATTGCATCCAGACTCCGATCTGCGAGCTCCTTAGAAGACTTCTCAGCAGCGCCAACATGCTGATGAATTCCATCAGCAACGCCCTTGGCAACCCATTGACCGACCTCATCTCGCATGACCTTGGATGGGCTATCAATACCGAGAACCTTCCTCATCCACCCAGGAAGTGCACCGGCAATAGCCGAAGCAGCGCTTCTGAGAAGATCCATGCCGGTAGTCCATAGATACGAGGTTATGCCCGTAATCAGATCTACAGCTATGCCGCCTCCAGCGGTGGCTAGTTGTCCTCCTATACCTTTCACTGCAGAAACGATTTCAACAGCCAAGAATCCAATAAACTGGATCGCCCGGCGCTTGACCCGTGGATACTCAGCTTCGATCGCATCCATAAATGCAATGACGATGTTGGCCGCCTTGTGAGCAATCCTGGGAATTGCCTCTTCGATACCAGTCAGGAATGCGATAATAACACGAATACCGAATCGAATGAATCGACCGATATACGACTCAAGCACGGAAAATGCTGTCTCAATCAGAGCTCGGAATACCTGTCGGAGCTTTGGCTGGAACTTGATGAACGCGTCGGCCATGACCGTCAACAACTTGTAAATCGCCTTTGTCAGAGGCACTGCCGCGTCTACAAACCCTTGAATGAGACCAAGGACGAAAGCACCAACAGCCTTGGCAATCTCAGGTACCAACTTCAGTAGAAGAATGACACCGTCGTAGACTGCCTGGAATCCCGCAGGACCCACAATGGCAAGAACACCCAGAGCCGTCGCAAACGCCAGAACACCCAAGCCGGCCAGAGCAATTGCCTGGCCGATGAGCAACGCTGCAGCACCGAAAGCCATGATGGCTGGGATAGCTGGTAAGAGGCCGTTGGCTGCAATTACGAGTGCCGTCAGCGCAAGACCGATGAACACGAAAGCCTTCGTCAGATCATCTGCCGGAATCTTTGCCAGAATCTCCAACGCCTTAGCAATGACGATCATTGCAGCAGCACCAGCAAGTAATCCAACCGCTCCGCCACCACTCAAAGCCATACCAGCAAGAGCTACAGCACCAATAGTGACAACCAAAGCAGTCAGAGCGTCACCAAGTCTTTCACTATCGATCTTTGCCACCTTCTCGAGCGACTTAGCCAAGATCAAGAGCCCAACGGAGGCGATAAGCAAGCCAATGGACCCGGTGACCGCAAATTTACCGAAGGCACGCATAGCCAAACCAAGACCGAGAATCACAGCAGCAGCCTTACCGCCACCGTCAATGATCATGTCCCAGCTGAGCTTGGAGTAGATCTTAATGGTTCCAGCGAACGCTACAAGGGCCCCAGAAAGCACGAGAAGGGCTGCTGCAGTCGCAAATATCGTGGCTCCGCCTCCCGTCTTGGACAAGATCGCGGTAGCCGCCACAACGCCCGCTACAATGGCTCCAATGGCCTTCAAACCATTGACCACTTCCTCTGGATCCATCTTGCCGAGGATTCTCACAGCACCTGCCAGAATTACGACTGCCGTAGAGAACGCAACCATGGCCACGCCCATTCCGGTCATCGCAGCGCTCTTCTTAGCGATGTCCTTAACGCTCAGACTGGTATCGCCACCAATTAGAATCTTCATCGAAGCGACAAGAGCGGTCATCAAACCCGCAATCGCGCCCATGGAGTATGCCAGCTGCTTTCCATCAAGTTGTGACAGAATATAAGCTGCACCGGCAAGCAACAGAACGGATATGGCAATCTTCTTGATAATGTCTGCCTTGACATCTTGCTGCATGACCTTCAAGCTGCTCGAAATCCGATCCAGAACGCCACTTGCACTCTTTGAGATTCCGCTGAATGCTCTTGCGACATTCGTCGCTGCAAGTAGAAAGCCTCCTGTCAGGAGCGTGTTAACAATCTCTAAGAAACTTTCGAGATCCATACTCGCCATGGAATTCTTGAATGCCGACCCAAGACCCTCGACGAATACCCCAAGGCCAGCAGCCATGAACTCGAATGTTTTCCTGAGAGCCTCAAGTAGGAACGGTCCTGCGTCAATAATTCCCTGTCCAATACCCAGAACTATGTTGACTCCGATCGGAATCATAGTCTCTGCTGGTGAGTGAATACCCAGAGCGTCCTTGATCCACGTGACGATGTTGTTGGCAAAATTCACCAGAGCCGCTTGAATGCTTGCACCGTTGATACCCTCAATAATGCCGTCAATCAGACCCTTGGCAATATCTCCACCTTCGGACGCCAAACTTGCGATGCTGTCACCAATTGCCTGGATGACTGGCACGAGAGGCTGCAAAGCCCGGAAGAATGCAGTTGCAATGTTGGAAACACCCTTAAGCATCTTCTCGAGCTTCTTGCCTTCTCGGACCCAATCTACGAAAGATTCGATGGTCTCTACAATGGTATCCAGGAAACCACCGCCATCACCAGCACCCGAGCCCAGCAAGCCAAAGAGGCTGCCAAGCATCTTGATAGCGAAGCCAACAATGGTTCCAAGGAACTTAACCGCCGTAAATATCCCGACAAAGACTACGCGAATCGCATGCATCTGCTTCACGTTAAGACGGAACAGTTCGAAGAAGGAGTGGAATGCCTCGCTCATGGTCACGAGAACCTTTGCGGACCCAGGGGGGAAGACTTCCTTGAACGCATTCTTGATCGGAACGAAGAAACGCACAAGGTCCTTGAACGCTTGCTTCAAACCCTCGATGACTTCTACGCGACCGCCAAACTTGTTCCAGTAGGCAAGCGCCTTGTTGATCTTGGCGAAGAATCCTGCGACTCCGTCGGTGATGTACTTGGTAACTCCAGTCCAAAGCTTCTTGGACTGGTTGAAGTTACCAAAGATGTTCTGGAAAACCTGGGCCCAACCAGAACCGATCGATTCCTTGACAACATCGTAAGCCTGACCGATGGTTTTGACTTTGGTTGCTGACTCAATAGAAGCCTGCGAGAGCCGATTGAGTTCCTCAGCAGCTTGCTGAGAATATCCCATTCCCTTAAGCTGCTCAACCGAGAACGCCTTGTACCCACCAGTGGTCTTGTCGATTTGCCCAGCCATCACCTTCATTGTCTTGGTGAAGATATCGCCGGTCAGCCAGCCCGCCTGCAGAGAATCACGAAAGCTTCCAGTACTAGCAATGGCATCCTTCATGGCAGCGCCAGCATCTTCGCCAGATTCAGCGGTCGCTTGTAATGCCTTCTGAATGTTCGTACCACCCATGTTGGCGTTTGCCAACGAGTTCCAGTCCATCAAGCGAATAATGCCCGTGCTGAGCGCCTGTGACATCTGGTACATTGCGCTGTTGAGTTGCTCGGAAGTTGCACCAGACAAAGCCGCAACGTTTGCCATACCCTTGATGGCGTCAGTAGCTGGCCCCATGGCAACACCCGCAGCCGTGAATCGACCGATGTTCTGAGCCATCTGACTGAAGTTGTAGATGGTCTTGTCCGAGTACTCATTCAGCTGTCTCAGCGTGGCATTGACCGCGGGAAGCTTGGCTCCAGTGTTCGCGATGATCGTCTGGATAGAGTTGAGATTCGTGCTGTATTCACTGAAGCCGGCAGTGAGTGGGTCGATCGTCAAACTCTTACCTATCTTGAGAGCCGAATCGACCACCTTGTTGGTGATGTTAGAGATTGCCGTGACAGCTACGGTTGTGAGACCGAGCCACATTTTGCTGACGCCCTCAATGGCAGAGGCCATCGGGTGCATGTTGAACCCGGAAACCGAACGGTTGATATCCTCAATACCCTTACCGGCTCCCGAGAAAGACATTGCAGCCTTCAGCTTGTCGAGGGTACCAAGGGATTGCGAAACACCGGACTCAAACTGCTTGTTGTCAAAATGCATTGCCACGATTTGATCTTCAACGGTGTTGCTCATACCTTGGTCACCTCCTCAAAGACAGTCTTCGCAATTTCGTCGAAGAGCGGTTGAACAACCGGATTGATGAAATCTCGTCCAATCACGTAACCACCAGTACGGGTTCCGTGGCCATACTGGATGAGAATTGCAATGACCTGTCCATCTTCAACGTGACTGTTGTGGAAGTCCAGGTAGTACTGTCCGTTTTGCTGACCAGTTGTGTAGTACCATCCGGCCGCAGTTTCACCACTCTCAACCGGTGTTGCCGCTTTTAGAGCCTCAACTCCGCGGGGGCCATACTGGTTGAGAATAGTCAGAATGCGATTCTGCTTCAGCTTGTTGAGATAGGCAGAGGTCTTAGAGAACTTTCCAGATGCAGAAAGACTGATCATGGGGCCGGCCACTGCCTACCTCCTTTCAAGGCTGATTGATGGTTTCTTTTCTCCGTTTATGCTGGGTTGTAGTACAGGCGAATGGCAAAATATGCCACATCGATTGTGGCAGATCCTTGCCCTGTCCCCGGAATGAAATCCTCTACCCAGATGCGGTTCGCCGGATTTTGAGCACCCGGAGCACCTGTAAGTCTCGAAAGAACCTCAGGTGCACTACACACAACTTCCCCAAAAGAACCAACCGGAATATCGTTGAAGACAAACTCACTAGGAGCTACCGAATTACCACTCCAGTTGGTTACACCGGATGATTCGCAGTACAAGAATGGAACTGTTGTTGGCACAGGGTAAGCGCCATCATACCCGGCTGCTGCCGCTCCGTCGTTGGCAGATCGCCGAGCAATAACCACGTACTTTGCTTCTGTCAACACATAACCTGCTGGAGTAGCGGGCATA